ATATGGAGATGATTTACCAGATTCTGGATTGGATGTTTCTTTATTTAATTTTATTGTTTTTGCTTTTGATGCCTCTTTACGTTGTATAGCATAGTCTAAAGCACTTTTCAACCTACTTTTAACATTTGGATCTTTAGCATTTTGATAAGCTGCTCTAACTCTCTGATGTATAAGATTTATAATTTGAGATTGTCTTTTGTGACTTTTTGATTTAAAACTACTACTAGCTAGTGTATCTTTAATGTCTTGTGATGTTCTAAATTTTACTCTAACCGTATCTTTCGGATTTTCATCTGTATACAATCTTCTACCAGATCCTTTTGGTTTTTTACCAGTTCCAACTTTTGGATCAGACTCAGATAAAACTTCATTTAAAATGTTGTTTAAACTAATCATTTTGATAACTCGTCTAGTTTATTTTGCATTGTCATACCACGAATCACTTCAGGTGTGCCGCCATTGTCTCTATTAAAATAACGTTTATAATTGCTTAGTGCAACGTCTAATCTAGCCTTATCAATTGGTTCTTTTGATAAAATATCCTTTACCATTTTTAAGTTATTAACTACCAAAACATTTGTGTCATCGATTACCTTGTCAATTAACTTTAAAAGAGATGGATCTACGGCGTTTTTAACTTGTGGGTTAGTTAAATCCTCAACGATTCGTGTTAATAGTATCATAAATATAAATATACCGATCAAACAAAAAACCCCGCTTATTTCTAAGCGGGGTTCTGTTTAATTTTCTTTAACCTAGATTAGGAAGAAAATTGAGCGCCCGTTGGAAGTATGTTGAAGTCAAGGATAATGAATTCAGCAGTTCTAGTTGGTTGGATGAAGATTTGACCATATAGGATATTTCTATCAATTAGGTCAGGAGTATTGTTTTGTTCATCCATCTTAACTTGATAAGCGTAGATACCATTACGTTGTTGTACAGACTCCAAGTAAGGATTTACGATACTCAAGAAACGATTTCTTGTAGAAGCAACATTTTGTTCGAATACCAAGTAGTTGCTTGAACTTGCGACAAACTTCTTCAAGTTGATCAACAAGCGGCGAACATTGATACGATCCAAAGCACTTGGGGCGATTTGTAGAGTCTTTTGACCCCATACACAAATACCTTGGCCAGGGAATGCTGCGATTGGATTTACACGACCTTCATACAAGGTGTCACGTTCACTATGTGTCAAACGATCAAGTACTTGTACTGCGGTTGGAATACCACCACGATTTAGACCAGCTGGTGCGTACCATTCGGCAGCAGCATTGTCGTTAGCAGCATATACTGCTGGCAATACTACTGAAGGTGGAACACTGATAACCTTGTTGGTATTTGTATCTAGGATCTTAACCCATGGATAATATGTACCTACGTAGTTACTATCAATTGTTGCTACGCTGTTGACAGCGGCATCAATCAATCCAACGGTTTGGTTACTTGCTGGGAACACAATGTTATCCATGATATAGAAACAATCGCCACGAGCTTCGCACATATCGATTGTAATATCAGTTACATAGCTGTGTTGTTCACAGAAGATACCAGGCAATACGATCAAATTGATATCAAATTCATCAGCATTACCTAGAGCAGCAATTGCTTGTTTATAAGCAATACTACCTGGACTATTGATGTTTGTACAATCTAGACCTTGTGTATTACCAGCGGTAATATCACTACCTATATTGATTGGAATTGCTGGCCATTGACCTTCAAATCCACCTTGGAATCCAACCAAGAACTTACGTAGTTTAACATAAGTTGATTCGTTAACTGGATCATAGTTGCTTGGAATACTACCACTCAATGTTGGAGATAGTAGTGAACCAGTTCCATTTGCATAGAACTTAGCACTATCAGTACCCCAAGTCTTGTCTTCCAAGTCGAAGTCAATGTTGATACCATTTACACTACTTGGTAGTGGCTTGAAGTATTGATATGTATCATTATATACACCTACATTAGCAGATGATGTTGGATACAATGATACCAATTCGTCGTCAGCTTGTGGAACGTCGTTGAAGACTGTACCAGAAGCATATTTACCAGGAGCCAATGACCAGATACTTGCTTTGCTGTATCTTACTGGTGGAATAATATCTGCCAAAGTACCAGCAACTGGAGTTGAATATGATTCAAATCCGTATGGAACCGATACTTCTGGATATAGACCATCAGCCATTTCGATTCTGATGTATTGACTCAAGTTGGTATATGTACCAAACTCAATGATTTTACCAGCGAAGGTAATATAAGCATATCTGTCACCAATTCTGCGAGCAACGAAGTTAGCAGATTCAGGATTTAGATTCAAGTTTTGATAAATTTCCAAATACTTTGGACGTTTATCAGTATCACTATAAGCACGAACTGCTAGTGTAAATGAACCCCAATCACTGCCTGGGACTGTACCAGCCAACTTAACGTTACTGATTTCAATCTTGTACTTCTTGTTGCTTAATGTACCATCACTCAAAGTGTGTACCTTAAATAATTGGAACTTAGTTGGTGTAGAAGCTGCATCTGCACTACCCTTGAATGGAGCAATCTTTTGGGAATAGATCCATGGAGTATATGCATTGGTAATACCAAATTGGCTATCACCAGCATTCAAGTTTGTACTATATTGATCTACAAACTTTAGAGGTTCTCCAACTGCAAATCCGGTTTCTGGAGCAGTTTTGGCATATAGTTTCCAACCACCACCTTCTGCACTTGGACGAGTCTTTTCAGCGATGAATCGTTGAATGCTATCATTGAACAACAAGTAGTTGTAAGCAGCTTCTACCTTTTGACCGGCAACTTGCTTAGCAGGATTACCAGCAGTAGGATCGAATCCGAATACGTTAGCAATATAATTATTATCGCTTTCGTTTAGGGTGAAGTCATAATAACCATATGTACCAGCACTTGTAGTACCATCATCATTTGCGAAGTTATACTTCAAAATTAATTGATAAGTATTTTCGTTTGGATTGATTAGTCCTTTATATGGAAATACTGAACTTGTCAATTGACTCAAAGTTGATGTATCAAAACCAAACACTTCGTATCTGTTATTGAACTGGGTTGAACCATTTTGAGTATTATTCAAAACAGCCAATACCATCTTGGTTCTTGCAGATGTATTTGGATTACATGGATCACCACCGGAATTGTCTTGACTGGTGAATGTACCATTGAAATCACCATAAGCGCCACCTACTAGACCCAAGAATTGTAGTGATGAACCACAACTTGTTGAACTTCTAATAGATTTTACACTTGCGCTATATAATGATAAAGTACCATTTACATCAAATGTGGTTGTATCATAATCTAATGAAATCTTGGCACTTGAAGTCATTGATGCTGAGAAGTAAGCAACAGTTTCAGAACTTTCGTTGAAAGCTGTAGAAATCTTAACTTCTGGACTTACATCTTGATTTTGTACACTCGAACTTAGATAATAATAACCAGCAAATACTCCAGATGCTGGAGTCGATCCTGAAATACGTCTAAACAAGTATGTGTTAGCACCAGAACTATTTGTTGTAGTTACTGTTCCAAGATTTACTTGTTTTCCAGCATACAATACTGAACCACTTAATGATCCACCTGTACCATTGTATCCAGCTGGATAGTTACTTACAGCAGCCTTTGGAGCAAACTTACCATTAACTACACCATTTAGTCTCAAACGTGATGTATCGTGTCTGTAAACAAATAATGCATTTGACTTTGAACTGCTTATACTTGCCGTACTAAAATTAAGATCGTTGTTTGCGGCATATCTACCAAATACTAATCCATAAGTTACATCATTACCACTTAGAGTATAAGATGCGGTTAAATAGCTATAATATGGTCTTGTACTTACTAAGTAATTACTTGTAGCCCATAAAACATACTTCGTTGATCCTACTGATGCTGATATATAAGTTTGAATTATCGATTTATCATAATCAAAGTTAGCTAATACATATTCACTAGAACCACCTGGTGGTTGTACCTTCAAACCTTGTTGTACTACAGAAGCACTGAAAATATAGCTATTTCTTGTAGTTGCAATCTTGAACAATTTACCTTTACTACCAGATGCGGCTAATGACGCGGATAATGTTGAACTATTTGATGCATTTGGCCAATTGATTGATACAAGAAATTGTTCAATTTCCGTATTTGTGGCACGTTGTACATTTATAGAAGAAGATATAGTGCCAGAAGGAGTAACACCACGAATTCCAGTTTGGCTTGAAGCTAGTGTTGATGAACTATATTCAAGAATTAGATTTGATGTATAATTATCACTATCTAAGTACATGAATGATGATGTGGTCAAAGCACCCAAGTCACTATTTCTGTTCCAGTAACCTGGTTCAGCATATACGACCAATGGATTCTTTTGCCAGTATCCGGTTAGACCACCGATACGTACAACGGTTACTACACCTTGTTGAATTAGATACTCTTTGGCTGTGTATGGACCATAATAAACTCCATCAGCTACGCCGAAACGTTGTTCGAGCATTGCTACTTCGGTCATTCTTGCTGGGAAGAATGCTGGTCCGTCTGAAAATGGTGCTACGATGGCACCTCCGATATTGGCTACGCCTTGGGCTAGCCCTGATAGGTCATTTTCTCTGGTAAATACACCAGGACTTACTATATTTTGTTCTGGTGAAAATCTTCCACCTTCTTGTATTGGCATAATTTATTCCTTTCAAAAGTTATGTTTAATTTATAAATAGTGCCAGAAAAAGTGAACATCTCACTATTTATTATATCTTTTGAAATTTTATAAACTGCCTATAAATTTTTTGATAATTTCGACCGATGGAACATTATTTAAGTCAGATAACTCTAAATTATAGATTGTATTATACTTTTCTCTGGAAATTTCAAAATTGTCAAGCTCATCATTAAACTCAGTCATATTTACATAATACTTAAAATTAGTACCATGTGTTTGGTTATATAAATCTATGTAAGATCCCCAAACTCTGGAATCATTGAGATTATTGGTTTTTAAATTAAACATAAAATTATAATCTTTTATGTTAAAATCATACTCATCTATTAGATTCATACCATCGTCCATACTGAATGCATAGAGTTTGATATAATCAAATTGTAATGATTTTATATTTGTGCGTAAATACCAATAACCAATTTCTGGAGTTTCGGTTGAATAAAATTCATGTTCCTTACTTGAAATTACATAATGAAGTGTATGATTAAAATAATAGTCGGGTACACCATTAAATGTTAGTTTAATAAATGAGTCTGTATACTTTACGTTAAAAAAATTATTTTTTGTTTTCATACTAGTTTATAAATTTTATTGTTTATGATCAATAAATCAATAGTACCTTCCGACAAGTGAGACAGAGCATCGTTTGGTGAATTTATTATAGGTTCACCATGACCATTAAAGCTTGTATTCATCAATACCGGTATATTTGTTTTTTCATTGAATTTGCTAAGTATTTTATGAAATAAAGAGTGACGATCTTTATTAACTACTTGTGGTCTAGCAGTGTTATCATGAAAATTTATGACTGCTGGAATTTTGTTGGCCCATTCTTCACGAACGGTATAACACAATGTCATAAATTCGGCGGTATTCTTAGATTTATATACGTGACATATATCCTCAATATGTTCTTCCATAATGATTGGTGCAAATGGCATTATCTCATCTCGTTTTAATCTTTTATTAATATACGCGTGCGTTTCTAATCTAGTTGGTTCAACAACTATAGATCTAGATCCTAATGCTCTTGGTCCATACTCAGTTGCTCCATCAAAAATCCCAACGACCTTTCCATCAACTAAATAATTCGCAACATTATCAAAGTCTAATTTTTCTTCTACTATGTTTTTACCAAACTTGAATGAAAAATTATTAATATCTTTTTGTATATCGTTCTCAGAGTGTTTTTTTCCAAAAAAAACATTTTTAATTCTACGATTTGTAAATTCTCCAAGTTCTACTCCATATGCAATTGCGGAACCCAAAGACAATCCTTCATCTCCCATCGCTGGATATACCCATATATTTTTAAATGGTAGATATTCATTTATTTTTTGATTTAACTTTACATTTGCAAATACACCGCCTGCTAAACAAATATTATCAAATGGACCATATTGGTCATACAAAGACTTAATATGATTTAAAAGAGTATTTTCTGTAATATATTGTAAATTATACGCTAAATTTCTTTTTAAATCCAAAGCGTCTTCTTGATTTAAACCATGTAAAAGTTGTTTAAATTTATTTTCAATGGTACAAGTCGCCTTTATCATATCATTCTTAACAAAGAAATTTAATATACTATGAATTTTATGATCAAACTTACCTTGTGCAGCGAGACCCATTATTTTTCCTTCGTCCTTTAATGGAGTTAAACCAAATATATAACACATCAAATACCACATATTTGCAATACTTCCGTGTTTTAGTCTTTCACCTACTTCAATCAATTTACCATTTTTAACTACGTATGATACTGATTGATTATCATTTAAATTATTGAACCAATTGTACTTTTGATAGTTAGAAATATTCAATTCAGTCCAATTATCATCTCCTATGTCACCACCGTCGTATGATACAACTAATGTATTATCATTAAATCCAGATGTATAGTATGCGCCACATGCGTGTGAGTAATGATGTCCTATTAATTTTATACTTTTATTTTTTAATACATTTATAATCTCATGATGTTTATGATGAATAAAAGGCTTTGCGACTACGAATTTTACGTTTGGATCCTTTATATCAAAATCAAAATCTTTTTGAATTGCTTCAAAACTATGTGATGGAAATGCTCCAGCAGCATATGCAGATTTTATACGTGAAAATCTCTCCTCTGTATAACACGCAAGTATTTGATTATTTTCAATTAAAGAAAAACCCACATCATGCGCGCCGATATAACTTCCTACAATTTTCATAAATTATTATCTTTTATAAGACTATCAATTTTTTCTATAACCATTTGTGGAGTAATTGATTTTGTACATTCAAACATTTCCTTTTTATCGGATTTTGGACACCATAACCAATCACCTCTGTCAAAATAATTATCGTTCCAACATCCATTACACACATTTTTATTTTGAACTCTATATGGAGTTTCAAATTCTGTATAATCATGAGAAAATCCGCTAATTAATGTTACAGGCTTTCCTATTGACCAAGCTAACCATGATAATCCTGATGGAAGACCTATAAAAAATGAACTATGATAGATCTGATTAATACGTTCTTCCAAAGAATGATTTCCTGTTAAATCAATAGCATTGTCTGGTATATAATTCATATGATTCTTATTTCCAAATGAACTATTTTTATCTATACACACTACATCAAATCCCTTTGATTTCAAATAACCTACTATTATATCCCACCCACCCTTATGATTCCAATACTTCGCTTGTGCTGTACTTTGAGTTGCAATAGTAACATATGGTTTTTTAAATTGCGATGGCATTAATTTAAAATCCAACATTGGCCTTTCTGGAATATAACTTAAACCCAAATAGTCACTAGCAACTTTTTGTAAAGGTTGTTTTCTGATATCATTTCTACATCTCATTGAATTTATAGAATTTTTATCAACATACCACCCAGGTTTATATGTTGCAAATAAGTTAGGAACAGATTCATCAAAATTTATAAAATTTATATCTTTATATTTATTTTGAAATAATTCACGGAGCCTTATCTTTAAGAATAAATTACATTTATGTTTTTTTCTAAATTGTTCAGCTATCGGCATCCAACACAATTGATCGCCTAATGCGTTGGTTTCATATTCTATTAAAACATTTTTATCCTCAAGATCCAAATCGTAGTTTAAAACAATATCGTTTGTTAAATTACTTTTAACAACCAAATTGTATGGAATAAAATATGTATAATCACAACGACCCCACCAACCATCTTGTAAATTGGTTTCATATAGAACTTCATCGGTTGTAGGATTCTTAAATTTGACATTGAATGTTTCATTTTTATTAACACACTTAGTAACTTGTACAAATGCATTATCATTGAATGAATATTCAACGTTAACTTTATTATTAACCTTAATCATGTTCTTATTTAAGTCAGAATATACATCAATAAAATTTTTGGCAAATAGTTTACTTGTATATTCTTTATATAAATCTATCAATTGATCAACACGTATATTATAAGAATTGTTCGTAGCGGCTTTTAAAGCTTCAGATTGATATTGTTCGTAGTTCGAAATTACTTTAACAATAGAATCTTTAATCTGATTTACATCCCTATCAACAACAATCATTCCATCGTATTTATTATTTTCAAACGTACCAATTACAGGTAATCCACATGACATAGCTTCCAATAGAGTTAAGTTTGGATGTCCAGCCTCCAACTCCGATGCGTGAATAAATATGTGGTGTTTATTATAAAGTTCAATGAGTCCATCTTCATCCAAATCAAACACTTTAGTTAACTTTTCATAATCATTTAATGATGGGTCAAGTGTTTCAAAAAACTTTTTATTATTACTAGGCCCAGCAATTGTAATAGGAAGGTTTAACTCTTTAGCAGATTGTATTGCGTATTTAAACCCTTTTCTGTCATATGATTGGTTATTAGCATAACCATTATTAGCAACGCATAATAGTTTGTAGTCACCCTTGACATAATTTTTAAATTTAAATAAATTAGTATTTACAGCATGAGAAAAATAACGCAACTTTTTGCTTCCGAAATAATCAACCAAATATTTTGCTGGACAGGTTGATATAATACTATTTTCTATAGCCTTTAAATTTTGTTTAAAAACATCAGAATCTTTTCCATATAAAAACGCATGATGATCATGTAATGTGAAGATATATGGTATACCACGTTCATAACACTCGTTGGCTAAGTTTGCAACGTGTGTGTGTACAATTGTATTATCATTATACTTAACATCATTCAAATACTTTATCTCACAATGTAAACCCTTAGAGTTTAATTGTTGATGATAATCCCAAATAATTTTCTCAACGGCTCCCCAACCATTTGGTGGAATTGGCAATAAACCTAAATGTACTTGTACTATTTTCATAATTACTTAGCTATAAAATGTCCATTATTTTTTAATTCATCAATCGATGAAAACTCGGATGAAATTTCTCTTATAATACTTGATTTGTCTTTGTCAAAAATCGTATTCAATACTTTATACCGGCAGTTTGGAATAAAATCAACCTCTATATGCCACCAACCAGATTTTGTTATTTGTACAAATTCTCGTTTGATTAAAATATCATTCTCATAAACGCATATCTCATTTATTTTATTATCTATTTTATTATTAAAGTTGCTCAAACATACAAACTTATTTTGATTTGGAATTGGTAAAACTGATAGATATTCACACATAGAAAACATATTAAGTTCACTATTGTTGAAAAAACTCTCTTCATTATTTTTATAATCAATATATAAATCTTTCTTTTTATTTATAACACGATTGTAATAAAATTGTTCAAGACCATTTGATATGTTCATTTCCTTAACAAATTTCTCATACGTGTTTGGTGTGAAGTATTCAAATAGGTTAAGATAAAAGTCTGTATTAATAGCATGAAATACGGTCTTTAGTGTGTCTCCTTCTAAAGCTTTATCATAAAAGAAAAATCCCTTTTTTGTTTGCATTATATTTTTTACAATATCTAACTTATTGAAGTCTTTTTCTAAAATAACTACGTCATAGTTAAACGCAAGCACATTTTTATATCCTAACTTATTAGCCAAACTAATCCCATTATAATAATTTAGAGCTACACCCAATCCATGATATACATCCGATCCACACGATGGTAGATATATTTTAATATCGTGATATTGATTTACATAAGACCACGTTTTATAAAAATTATGAGTCAAAGATGGATTATTACTATCATATATACAATGATCAACTAATGATTGTAATTTAGTACTGACTGGATAGTGTGATGTTAAAATAACTTTATATCCAGCCTTTTTAATTTGTTTAATAGATTTTATAGTGGTTTCTTCGACAGCATCATAATTTGGATGAGTAGAAATAACTGCTATAAAATCTTTGTCATCTACATTTACAGACGATTTAGAACCATATATTGTATCACGTATTAAATTTAAATTATCATCAAAACTAGTTTCATTCAAATATTTTACATTTTCATAACAAGAGTATCGATCCAGATATACAGGAAGATTATAAAATAAACTTGGTATGTTATATGATATTGCTTCTTTGATTACGATGGGAGCAGTTTCTTTGTCATTTATGTGACCTCTACTGGTAAACAAAAATAAATCCATACAACTATAAAAGTTGTGCACATCTTTTCTTTCACCCCACACTTTTACATTCTTAGGCAAATCAATTAACAATGGTTCCCAATAAAATTTGAAATTATCCGCCATATTTCCAACACAATGGAATTGTATATTCTCATTCTCCATCGATCTGGCATATTCAATAAATTCTTTTTGATTTTTTCTTGGAGTAAATAATCCAACATGTAACACATGTCTTTTTTTAACATCAAGTCCTAATTTTTGAAGGCCAACTTCTCTATTTTGGCGTATTTTTACTTCAACCGGATATTCTATAACTTTTGATTTAACTGGTAGAGATTTTACATTATTTTCTTGGAATTTACTCACAAATGTAAAATGATCAGGATAAACCACTTTATTATTTGGATTAAAACTACTATCATGTGAAGTTTCTACTATGAAATAACGTCTCGATTCATTATAAATTTGAGAAGAAATGGAGAAATCCATGAAATATTCAGGCATTTCTTCTAAAGCAATTATATCGGGATTTATTTTATCTATTAATTTCAATATATCGTGTTTATTTTCACCTAATACATAAAATCTGTTATTACACAACTTTTGAATTTGTTCTTTCTGAACAACCAATACACCTCCTGTATGATCATTATATTCTATACAATGTATTTCATAATAATCATTTAGTGCTTGTATTTTTTTTAACAAAAATTGTGGCAATCCACCAGTTGATAAATGTGGTGTGATGAATAGTAACTTCTTCATAATTGTTTAACAAAAAATATAGTTCCCATAGTCTGGCTTAATACATACTTTTCATCACCATGAAAAAACATTTTGTAATTTAACATAGTTAATCTGTCAATAATTTTATTTAATCTGTCATCTCTGTCATGAAATTCTAAAAATATAGTATGACAATTTTTTAAAAAAGTATCACTGATTGAATCAAAAAATTCATATTCAGCACCTTCTATGTCAACTTTAAGATATGTTGGTAATTCAAGCTCATTTGCATATGTAAATAACTCAAGATTTATAGCGGATACTGTTTCTAGATTTTTATCATCGGTTACAATTGAACAACCACATGTTTTATCCTCTAAATTATTATTCGAATAATTTCCAAATGACACTTTTTTAAATGAATTTGATATTGCTTTTTTAAAACATGTAACATTTTCACCATATCTATCTGTATTATATACGAGACAATCAAATGTCGATGTGTTTGGTTCAAAAGCATATACTTTTTTAACATCAAAGTTTTTACAAACCAACGAAAATGATCCTATATTAGCGCCTAAATCATAAACTATATCATCTTCTTTAATATTACACAACGACTTGAATTCCTGATCATATAAAAAATAAAAAAATGGATCGTATGCGATATCATATTGATTTGATTTGAGTTTAATATCTAAACGAGTTAAATCAAATCGATAGTTTTTTTTATAAATTAAATTTACATTTCTATCATGATCATAATAATAAATTTCTAATTTTATTCCTGGATGATTGTTTTTTAATGTTGCTGGTTTTACACACCAATTATATGTCCAACTAACACAATGATCAGACATGTTTATATATAACATATTCGATGTTAAACCTGTATCTAAACTTTTTATTAGAATCAAATATTCGATACTAAAACCATCGTCCTTATAAAGTACAAACTCCCCGTGGTCATTTATCGTGAAACTTAATTTTTTATTTTTAACAATGATGGTGTCTGATATATTCATACTATTATTTATATACTACTCTGCTATATCCATTTTCTTTTTTTATTTCTACTTGACTATCAACCATATCTCGCATCTGATCTAGATGGCTAATTATCCAGATAAAATCGAATTGATGTTTTAAATAATTAAATAAAGCACCCATTTGACCTAAATGATCACTATCAGCACATCCAAACCCTTCATCTATACAAATGATATTTGGTCTTGGTAGATTACTAATATTAATTAGTGCGACTCTTATAGCCAAGCCAGAAATAAACTTCTCCATACCACTAGCCATTTCAAGAGGCCATTGTTTATCATCATAAACAATATTTGTCATGATATTCTTACCATCTGTCTGAAGCGTAATTGAGAATTCAACCAATTGATGAAGAATATTATTAACTTCCTTTTCAATTTCAGGCAGAGTCTTTGTGATGATTTCATATGGAATACCATCTCGACTGATTATACCTGTATACAATTTATAAGCTTCATATGAATCCTCCAACTCTTTAACTTTATTCAGTTGTTCAGTAGTATTCTTATGTTGCAATTCCAACTTTCCTTTTTCAGTAGAAGAATTAAACAGCTTATTATTAACCAATTTAATCTCTGATTCGATATTTTTAACAATAGCTTTTACTTCGTTAACAATAACAAGTAGTTTCGAATTGTTTTCAATAATATCTTTGTTCTTATAAAAAGTATCAATGTTTTGAATTACCCCATTCAAATCATTTTGTAATCGAATCTTGAAATTTTCATCACGTAGTACTGACGTAGATAGAATTTCTTTGGTTTTTTCCAACTTAACTCTTTCACCATCAATACGTTGACATTCCTTATAACGAGATTCAATATCTCCAAATGAATCCAACTTGGATTTAATAATATTAAATTCTTCTACCAATATTTTGCCCTTGTTTTTATCAAGTTCAAGTTCTTCCTTGGTTTTAATAGCATCTTTTACGAACACGTTATTGACGCAGAATGTACAATTAGGATCATACTTGTGGTCTTCCAACTTTTTTAACTTATCTATCTTGTTCTTAACAACTACCTTTAGTTTTTCAATTTCAGAAGACTTTTTAGACTCGTTATCCTTACAAATCTTAAACTGATCGTAATCATTTTCTATATTTTCACAACTCTTCAAAGAAGAGGATAAATCTGAAAGTTGATTTTCAATTGTAGAGAATTTAACCTTCTTTTCATTTATATCATGTTCAAATGTGTCGATCTTAGATTCCAATTGTGTCTTTTCAGACTCTAATTTAGTAATATCAAAATCAAAAGTTGCAGTCTTAACGATATCATTAGACAACTCTAATAACTTGTTATTTTGTTCTTCTTTTTTGGCTTCAAGATCCTTGATATCCAAATTATATTGAGATATATTTCTATTATTTAGATCAATGCTACCAGAAACCATTTGCAAATTTTCTATTAATTGATCCTTACTAACATTCTTTAGAAGAGTATTGGTTTCTTTAAAGTTTTCATTAGCGATGGTATATAGCTGATCAAAAACATTCAATCCCATGAATTGACACAAGAGATCTTTACGTTCTGTCTGACCTAGATCAATAAACGATCCAGCCTTACTATTTTGTATGCTAAGTACGGTTAGAATAAAGTCTTCATATGTACCAACATAGTCTCTGATAATATCATTGGTACTACGACGAGCTTCTCCATTCAATGGAACTTCATTTCCATTTTCAATCTTGTAAAACTTAACCTTTACTTTAACATTTCCCTTTTTATCGGCTTCGCCCTCACGTTCAATAAAATAATCAACGCCATTTACTTCAAAATTAAATTTACATTTGAAGCTCATTTTTTGTGTGTTCAACACATGAGATGCTTTATATCCTTTACTGAACTTATCAAAGACACAAAATGCCAAAGCGTCCATAATACTAGACTTGCCGCTAGCATTTGGAGCAAACAAACCAATAGCTCCTTTTAATTTAGTGAAATCAATGAAATTTCCTTCACCATAACTAAACATATTGTCAAATTCAAAGGTCTTAGGCTTCCATCTAATGTTCTTAGGAGCTTTATCCTTTGGAATCTGATTATTGATTGTTTTGTTTAGATCTTTAACTTTTTCAATGAGATTTTTATCTACTTTCTTAACAAGAAGATTATCTTCTATTAACTTGTTTTGATAATCTACATCAAAAATGTTATGGATATCAAAAATCTGACCATTCTTTAATGTCAAATCATTGTTTGGTTCATCGACACGAATGAATGTACTTTCTATAATATCACACTTACTCTTCAAATCGTTCATCACCTCTTTTACTTGTGATGGAATAGACTCATAACACATGGTTCTAACACGAGCCTTCTTTGGAATATTAGAAATATCTGTTACCAATGTACCTTTATTGATTTCGATGGTATAAAAACCATAATCATTTATCAATTCGTAGTGTTTAAAAACTCTACGTTTTAGATCCCACAGAAGAAAGCCATGACCCTTGATTTCTTCTCCATGATTCTGTTGAATCATAGAACCAGCATATACGATCAAAGGTTTATTTTCAACGTCATCAAATTCTTGTAAAATCTGATGTTTATGAATATCGCCTAACATTGCAATGTGATGTCCATCGAACAATTCATTTGTTATTGATCGGCTACTAACCATATAACCAACATCAGTCACGGCATTATTTACTGGTCCATGAAATAAAGCGATGTGGTGATCAGTTTCATTTTTATATCGTGAAGGAATGGTGTAATAGTTGATATACTTATCTGGTTCATCAAATACACTAAAGTTATTAAATAATATGTTTTCATAACGAAAAACGTCACTCGACTTTAGATAATATAAATTTGGATGATTTAAACTATCTACGATTGGAGTCAAGCAATCCAATCTAGCCTTATTAGCTAGTGTTGCATCATGATTACCAGCGGTTAAGATTGTAGGAATTCTATCAGCACAATTTTTCAAAAAATCACTACCGATTTTTACACATTCCGGGCTTAGATCAGACTTGTTGTGAAACACATCTCCGGCAATAACCAATACAGAATTAGTTACCTTTTTCACTTTGTCCAGAGAATCGTAGAATTTCTGAAAAATAGAAACATATTCATCGTGTCTTTTTGTCAGACGAATATGAATATCTGCGATGTGAACGACGTTATCGATCTTCTGGTTTGTATTTTTTAATACTATCATAAAATGGTTTTAAGTTTGAGACTATACAAGTCACTTTCTGTTAGTCTATCACAACTATCTATAAATTGCCAAGTTTTTTTATGTCCGATTTCATTCGGATCTTTTCCTTCAAGTCTGATCAAATATGTATCTATATTGTTTTGTAAAAGAAAATCACATATTCTTAAACTGGACACTAACGCATCATTATCCAACAACACATTCACTCTTGGTGGTCTATACGTCATTAGTTTAATTTTCAGTTTGTTGGACAAATTCTTACCAAACAATGGAATAGCATTGTATTTAACTGCAAACGCATCAAATACACCTTCTACAAGAGTTACTGGTTGATTAAAATCGGAATACAATTCAAACCCAACTATATCTTTGGTAGCTTCACACAAACGATACTTCATCTTACTCTCATAGAAATCTCGTCCACAATAGAAATTTAAATTACCACTATCATCATAAGACGGCACAATAACCCTATTTCTAAAATTACCATCTACACAATATCCGATATTATATCTTACAATTTCATGGATTGTTAAACCTCGTTTAAAACAATATGAAAGTGCGTGTTTATATTCGATGTCGGAACTATCCTTATATAAGGGTTTGAATCCATCAGGCAACATCAACTTAATTTCAGTCTTCTTTGATGTATCGTGTTTGATCTTGTGCTTGCAAAGTAACTCAAAATATTCTTTAGGCGCACCAATCTTTTTTAGAAGAGTAGAAAAACTCTTTCCACTAAAGTTACAAACCCAACAGTGATAATAACCAGTGTTGGTGTTAATGTTTAACTTTCTTTTGTAATGTTTGCAGTTTGGACAGAAAAATAGAGCTTCATCACCACCTTTTTGTATGGATGGTTTGTGCTTGAACAATTTTGTAAGCGTATCTATTACGGAAATTTCTAACATAACGTCTCGTCATAATGATACAACGAATATTTTAAAGATCAAGTTATTTTATAAAGAGAACAAACAATTCCATCGTACATATCCCCATTCTTTTCGTCCCAGTTACCTTTTTTATTTAATACCGAGAAATCTTTAACTTCTGGTATCAATTTTTCCAACTCCAATTTAACAAAATCTTTTGACTTGACACCCTTAATTCTACACTTACCAAACAATTGTTTACGCATAGTATTTACAGATAACAAATTGACCTTGACTTTGAAGTGTTCTTCTATGATATAAGCAAACACCGCATTGTGTCTAGCTAATGTGATTATAACTTGTTGTGAGGTAAACCCACCTGCAAATCCACTTAAAGCTGCTTCTAGGTTAATGTGTTGAACCTGTTTCATCAGCTTATTTTTTTCCAATATCTCTATAACATGGTAAGTTTTTTCCTTGGTGGTTTCGAACTTTTTTGTATCAATAAAACCAGCATCAAGTATTTTACCATTTTCAGAAAACGCCCATCCAGTGACAGACGTTGAAGAGTCTAATCCTAATATAACCATTTAGAATATATATCAACGATTGATCACAGCACTACCATATTTTGTAGAACTGAATCCTTTTAGATATACAGATTGCTGACGGGAACTTACACCGTTACCTACATCTTTAAACTCACTTTGTTGTAAACCCATTTGTAGTTTAAAACCTTTGGTCTTTGTATAATTGGTTTCAAATGTGCTACCTCCCAAGGATATTTCATTAGCACCACTGGTCTTAACGTTTTGTTGAACGTTAAATGCACCACCGGCCTTTTGTGTCTTGTATCTATCAGCTAGGCTGACTTTACTAGATTCACGATCAATTACTTTGCTGTCAGATGATGTTGCCATATTTTATCCTTATAATAATAAATATAATTAAGTATCCCATTTAACAGCAATATTAATAGGCAACTCACCACTATTTTTAATTGGTTGTGCCAATTTAGCTATTGCCACTAAATCTGCACCGCTATACAAACCTACTTGGGTAATATATGGTGCCAAATAAGAGCCAGTTGGATCGATGGATGAACTATATGGGTAATTGAAAAATTCTTTCTTTATATAATCTCTATTGCCTTTACCAGTGTTATTATCCAAAAACTTAATCATACTATCGTATGTATTTCTCTTACTATTTGGATTTGTATAATTCTGATAATTTTGAAATGTAAGATTATTAATAAAATATTTCCAAATAGCATTACCATCTTGAAAATCTACTTTACCATCACCATTAACATCATAAGATTTTGTAGCCAATATACACTTTAAGCCTTCAGTTAATTTGTTATCTTGGAATCTTGATCCTTGAATATAAGATCCTGTGTATGGAGTTGTAATATCATACGATCCAGAATAAAAAGACAAAATGCTTGTTTCAACATCACCTGATACCATATTATTCCACCATTGTTCGCTTCTTGGTGAAGTCAACTTATAGTTTATGTATCTTAAAATCAAATCTAAATTGTTGAAATCAAAATCAGTGTTATTAACAATACCATAGTTAATAACACTGCCAGTTACAGCTGTTGGATTTGTTGAAATATTAAACTCTCCTGGTTCGATGGTACATATATATTGTTTTTCATTTAGTTGTATGAGACTTTCATAATCCATGTATATGTATGACTTGGTAGGATCAGCTGGATTTCTAGCTATTAAGTTTAAACCACTTCCGGTATTGTTGATAACAACGCGGTTATTATTGTAAAATACATTTCCAACGTTAAAATTCTTTTGAAGATCGGATGAATTATAAATAAAAGCACTTCCTTCAATTGCTGTATATGGCGAATCAGGAACTTCCTCACATAGTGCAACATACACAGGAGCTCCTGTATCTGTAGTGACCGATTGTTCTATTTGAAGAAATACTACACTTGATGTAACATCACATCCTTCGGCATAATAAGAAGATGTTAGTTTATAATTAGCATCCGCCATACTTCCAGATTCTGTAATATATGGGGTGTTTAAATAATAATCTCTCAATAATGGTACAGGAGATCCTATTACCAAATTATTTCCATAGATTGAAACGGCACTTCCAAATGCTTGAAATGGACTATTATCACTTTCCTTACGTTTAGAAATCGGATAATCGGTCATTTTGACTAAGCTAGATCCTGTGATCGAATAGTATAATACTTGACCTAAGAAAGTTGACGCTCCAAAATCATTTGCGTCCGAAATGTTTTCGTAAAAATTTAAAGATCCAGATATAAAAAGCGAGGAGAATGGGGAGTATCTCTTTGGAGAACCAATTAATATCTTATTTTCAAACACACATACAGATTGTCCTAACAAATTATCTTTGAATGTGTTTTCGTCGCCATAAAGTTTTGATATTAAATTGTAACTACCGGTTGGTTTTTCATCACACGGATTTGTAGAATATACATAAAAAGCGCCTCTTTGTCTTTGAATATTTGATCCTGAGTATTCATAATAAACCAAATCATTTGGTGATCCAACTACAAGGGTCTTATCATAAATAGAAACTGACTGGCCATAGTTAGAATTTAACAATGACACTGGATACCAATTGAACACGCTATTTTCAACAGAAAGTGATCCTGTCACTTGCACAAATGTTTGCTTTAATCCCCAACCGCCGGATGACGATTGATATAGATATACTCTAGATTGAGACAATTGATTACTTCCAATAACAATTCTATTTTGATTCTTTTTATCCAACGAAATAGAATATCCAAAACCTCGTTGTTTAGGGTATAAAGTTGGATCTGGAGTCAGAACAGATTCCAATTTGTATTTAGAAGCAGAAAATTGATAAATGTAAACTCTACCACGATTGCTATTTTCAGATGGAGATCCGATGGCAAGGTATTTATTGGTTATACTAACAGATGTACCAAAAGAATTTGATCCGGTAAGTGTGACTAATGGTGTGTTTGAATAAGTTTGTGTGTTAATGCTTTCATCTACACAATTGTTATCCGGTACGAGAGCGCCACTCACAACATTGTAATTGGAGTCGATAACATAAACATCAACAAAGGAACCTTTTGTAACACTTGCGGATAATACACTATTACCTACAGCTAAAAAGTAATCAGATAAATCCACTGATTCACCAAACCGAGTGCTATAAATAGTTTGTGCGTTTAAACTTTTTGTAAATGTATATGATGATGAATAATTTGAATTAAATGTGTCTCTTTTAATCAATTTAACTTCACCAATTCTATAAAATCCCTCCGCTGGATTATAATCATAGGTTGGAGGGTTTCCGACAGCTATGTAATTATCGTTCGCTGCAACAGAAGTTCCGTATCTCTCGTTATATATGTTAGTAAGACTCATGATATTACACTTGCTAATCCGTAAGTTCCTTTTTTAATTAACCCACTATTATCGGAATTATAACCGAAATAATTAATGAAGTAACTTCCAGATAAATAGAGGTTATAATTTTTATCATCTACGATATATCCAATTATATCTCCACTTTGATTATTTATACGAACTGAACCTGGTCTGATACGATCCCCAGCTTGAGAAGATGCAAAACTAAATAAAGAAAATTCATTTGTTAAATTCAATTTAGCCTTTGATGTATCATATCCATCAAATCCAAATATATCATATCCATTATTGTAATTGTTATAATACATTCGTTTGATAGTATTATAAACTTGTCCTTGATATGTTCCAACTGAATTTGTAGGATTAGTTTTTACATTGTAAAACTCACTATCTTTTGGATAAAATACAACGCTGGATGTGATATATTTTCCAATTTCAAAGTTTGGAATTACGCCTGAATACTGAGACTCAGCTAAATATGATTGATTGGAAGAGTTTGGTTCACAACTTCCGGATACATTATAATCACACTCGTCGTTGAATATTAATATTGGAAAATATTCGTTTGAATCATTTCCAGCTATCAAATCGGTAACAATGTTATTGACATTCTGTGTAGACGCTACAGAGAATGCAGTAACAAGTATGTCTTCGTTTTTGAAAAATTTAATCATCCTAATATAAATAGGAAGATTTATTGATAATTAAAAGTCAATTCTAACTTTAATCAACAATTCATTATCAAACGATTTTTGTGTTGGACGACTCAACTTACCAATTGCTAATAGTTCGTTGTTAGTATCGTATAAGCCAACGGATGTAATATAAGTACGAGGATTATTTATCAAATCTTGATAAATGATTGTACCTTTTGTTTGTCCATCAGTACCATCTGATACAAATGTTGGGTTGTTACTATAATTAAACTCTTTATTCTTGACGCGAACGAAATAATTTGTGGATGGAACAAATTCACTCTTTCGTACACTCATCAATTTGCTTGTTCCTTTTAGTGCCTTAAAAAAGTCTCTTGTCCATACTCTCCAGTGACCATCTACGTTTGTAGATGTTGAATTTGGAAAACCTGCTCTATTTGCAATTTGAGAATTAATTCCTACACGTTTTTGTAAATTTATGGCATTTAAAACAACTACGCCATTTGTTGGATAAAACAAACCAATTCCTTCATATTGTACAGTACCAGACTTTAAATATGGAGTTGGTACACCATTGATGATAGAACCTGAAATTATATTATATACACTAAGAGACTTATTGACAACTTGTGAATCATCGATGAAAGAATAAATTCCATTTGCACCGCTTAAATTTAATTGAATTTGACCTGGGTCAACTTGATCTTTAAACTTATCGGCTGAAAAGTTAACTGCAAATAGTGCTTCACTATCAACTGGATTATCTACACTACCAGAAGCAAAACTAAATAGTGTATCGCCTGGTTGTAGCAATGTATTCTTGTATTGTGTATAAATGACCTTTGTTTCATTGGTCAATACAGGCACAGAATAGTTAGGACTATCATATTGTGAACTACCTGTATTTGCATAGTCGCCATATGCGACTGCAAAATATTGTTCACTGCTATAATAAACATCCAGGTAGTATTGACCATTCTTAACATCATAAGGTGATGATCCGGTCAATTGACGACCCTGTGTAGATGATGTTGTAAAAAGAGATTGACTAACCTGCAAATCCCCAGATCCAAATAATCCAGATGAAACTTGGTTAATTCTACCCGCTACGATGTCATCTTTTGTGAATTGACTAAATATCATAATTTATTAAGTTGTTGGTACTGTTACGGTAACGTTGATTGCGGTATTACCACCACTTTCATTACCAATGATTGTAATGTTTGTTGTGGTAGTCTTTGCTAGAGAAGCGTTTGGAATAAATCTAAACTTATTACCAACTACAGCCTGTGAAGTATTGGATGCCAAATCGCCAGCAAATGTTGGGATAGTTGCTGTAGAAGAATTGATACTATTAGTTTCAGTTACAACCAACGTGCCTACGTTCTTATTTGATAATATTGCGGTATAACCCAATGTTACGTTGTAAGTTGGATTAGTACTTGGACTCAACAATATTTCTCCAGTAAAATCTCTTGGTACGTTTATAGAAGAAATGTTCAAATTGATTGTAGGCACCGCAGTTACACCATCATTCAATGTTACCAACTTATATTTCATCAATTGAGACTCATCGGTAATTGGTTCCATCACAGGTGTATTACGAATAGCTATATCATAGTATGCGCTACCAAGTGGATGATTTGGGTTGAATTGAGTATAGTCGATTTCATCATCAGCTAAAGCAAATGCAGTGATGTTTAAACCACCGGTTTTTGCTAGGATTTCTCTACCCTTCTTAGTAAGTATCGCGTTTACCGTAAGAACGTTGTTGTCTAAATATGCCATATATAATAATTATCTCTAAGTTTTGTTTTTTTATCGAAATTTGTAATTATAAATTCATTATGTACATATCCAAGCTTGCGCTGGTATATATAGATGCGGTTATTGGCAATTGTACAAATATTGATTTAGGTTTACCAACAGATCCAGTTAATGTACCATATTTAGGGAATGTACTACTTGTAACTTCCATAGACAAGAATCCAGGAATAGAAATTACTGGTAATGATCCATTTGGTAGTCCGTTTCGGTTGACGGTTCTGGTATAATCATTTTTACCTTTGGTAAATGGGTAATATGTTAAAGAACCTCTGCTTTTATCTAATTTTACACCATTCGTGATTCTGGTTATAGAACCACTCACGGCACGATATCTATTTCTTGAACCAGCAAATACAAACTTACTCAAGTGTCTCTTAGAATAACCTGAATTCATGTCACCCTTGTATAAATCTCTATAAAATCTACTTCCAGTTACAGACCCAGATCCGGCGATTTGAACTTCAAAGTAACTAGATGTAAATCCAACTACACTTGGAAGCTTGTTATTGGTCATCAAGTAGTAACTATTTTGACTGACCTTAGGCAAATCTCTAATATATGCTCCGTTGTTATCAATACCAATATCCTTACCATATTTGCTATATACGAAATCTCTTACATCATATGATGGTTTGATTTCAAACATTGAATAATTATACTGATCTTTATCTGTATCAATATCATTTGTTTCAAATAGTGTTACAATACCATAGCTTGACGTATCATTTGTATTAATCAAACTAGACGTAAATGTAGCATAATTATTAAACGTGATTAAACTTGATGAAGATGCAAGTGGATTATCTGGATCCAAAGCAGTTACATCCACATTTCTATAATTGAATTTTTGTCTTTCAAATATAGAAGGTTCTAACAATATACCTCGTTTTAATGTAGCTCTTTGAGGAGTCAACTTCTTTATAAAGTCAAAGATTGAAAAATCAATATAAAACTTATAAGTACTCAAAAATTCCTGTGGATACACATACTTTTCATTTAACTTAGCAAATTCAGCTTGAAGTGTTTTCAATTCTGGATAACTTTGTTTAGTCAAATAAGCTGGATTTCCAATTACATCTGTAATACCTTCTTTACCCAAGAAATCTTCAATCTTTGTATTCAAATATTGATACGGAGAAATATAATATCCAACCAAATTTGAATCGGCACCAATTACATCTTCTGTGTATGAGGATTGTTCAGATGGTACTAAATTTGTATCTAGTATCATATCAATCTTATTTATCTTACTATTATTTCTATAATTTGGCCCAAATTTATTTGAGTTAATTGATTGTTTCAAAGATAACTTCTCAAATTGATATGGAAACTTAGTAACTTCCATTGGTTTACAAATTGGATAAGGTAATGTTTCAATTTGAGCTGGGAAATTAACAGCTTGAAAATTATCATTGTAATATAAGTTTTGATTTGGTATCAACTTAATTGGTGTTGATGCGTACAAACTCACCGGAGTATCAAAACTCCAAACATAACGTGCGTTTTTATACTCTCTTTCTTTATCATCAATCGCAAATGAATTAATATTATAAGAATGTTCGTCAAAATTATCAGCTGACACCGGATCCAAATAAACTTTAACTTTATCAATGTTACCAATAAACTTTACAGATGATGAAAAGTTACCAACGTGATAACTACCACTTGAAAAATATCTATTGTGATCGTATAAAATAGTTGAATTTTTCTTAGCGGTAAAATTTAATTGACTTCCATAATACTGATTAATAGCCAACGTGTAAACATATGGAGCAAATTTATTGGCAGCAGATGATGTTACAGATTGTGTAAGTGGATATTGATTTATAGTTGTACTTGGAGTATCAAACACGCCAGGAGCAATATCTCTAGTCAACAAGATTGTATAAACATCACCATTCAACAATGGAAGTTCTTGAAGTACGATGGAATTTGAATCAGTTCCTTGTGGTTGAAAATTAAATATTAACTGACCACTAACTTGTTGTGTGGCTTTCTTAATATAAATTTCCCAATCTACTTTGTTATTTCTATACTTCTTAATTAATGGAATTCTATCCAAATATTCATAGTTGTTACTCTTGAATCTAAAAGAACACTCTAACGCAGACAATCCTGTGAATACTTCTCTAAATGATTGTGTAATGCCAGTGCCTGGAGTCGCACTCTGAGAATATGGTAATCCACTGGATTGTAGTGTAAATTCACTGCCTGTATAATTGAATTTTATATATTCATTGTTTGTAAACTTGGACATGTACACGATATCATCAAAATCGTAGAACACTTGTCTATTTACTAAAACATCACTACTTCCATATTCAACTGGTTGTATCAAATCAGCTGATACACCAAAAATACTTCTCACCAATTCATATGAGGTAGAAGTACCCTTGGTCTTATATATCCCACTCATATTATTTGCAAATCTATTGAGTATAGATTTAGCATAATCAAAATATGATGAAGATAAAGATCCTGTATATTCTGATGCATTAAATAATAGTTGAGTTATATCACTTTTTTCAAATTTAACATTGTCAACATTCCAATTAAATGAATTTAACAACTCTTCTATATAATTCTTTGGATAATCATTGTTATCATTATAATTGATTGGATACGCTCTAGGAAACTTCTTGATATAAACCAATATATTATCAAAGAAGTGGCCAACCATTGATGTAAACTTTATATAGTCTTCAGATTGTGGGTCATTCTTTAAATACTCAGGCAACTGGTTCAATAAACTATCATAGTTGTCTCTGTCATATGAAACACCATCTTGTATTTTATCATCTATACTGGATGTATTAAAGAACAAATATGATTCATACTCATCAAATGTGTTTAACAAATCGATTTGATTTTGTGTGATCGAATCAAACTTTTCAGACAAAGATGATGATATAGCAGTATTAGCAGAATCCGCTTGTTGACTAATTTGTTCTTTTGATGTATCATAACTGCTATACTGACTAATCTTATTCTTTGCTATCTTAGATCTAAGTTCTGCCGATGAATAATTTATAAAATTATCAAAGTTATCGTAGTTAATTAACAAATCATTTACTTTTTCCTTTAACTTCGATTGTGCATAGAATATTGTATTTTTATCTAAATCTGCAAATCTATCATTTGTAGGACTTATAGTTGGTACTTGTACTGAAAAATTAACTCCATTTAAATATACTTTTCTAGATACACTGTCGGCGTATATATTAACTTTGAAATAAAGTGGAGCGATTGAAATATTTGATATCCAACAAGTTGATTTAATATTATACTCAGTTGGAAGTGGAGCATCTAATTTTACTTGAACATTATCAACCCCATCAATTGCATTGTAGTAACTTGTATGACTTAAGATTTTTACAAGATTTCCGTTATCAAAATTTAATGCATTTTTGTATAAACCAAAGAATCGTTCACTATAATTTGCAAGAAGTGTGTTGGTTTGAGGTTGTAACCAGTCGGTGTATATTATCTGTACAAATAAATTAATAGCATCTTGTAGATCAACCGCATTCAACGATGTTTTTTGTACAATTCTATCTTGAGATACTTTAGTTACAATGGTTTTGAACGCAAGTTGAATTTCATCCGCAGAAAATTCTGTATCGTTGTATTGATATATGAAATTCTTTAATTGTTGTGCAATACCTGTAAACTTAACAGATTGATAGGAAAGAACATCAGAGTTTTCAGTTCTATTCAATACTAAAACTCGGTCAAATCCAACATATGAATCAATTATAAATTGTGTTAAATCAGCTTCATTTTTAAAACCTAAATTCTGACAGATTTTTATTACATTTAAATTTTGTTTTTCACTGAAAAAATTCTGAGATATAGGATTGTTATCAATTATATTGATTAAATTATCCTCTAGTTGTAAAAACAAATATTTTTTATCAGCAAATGATGTAATCTTAATCGCTGACAATCTATTAGATGCACTTGAGTTTTGATTAAAAGCAAACGAAAGTCTCAACTCAGTTCTACTAGGAGATATTTCCTTGATTACTAATTTATTTATAGAATTACCAGCCACATTTCTGGTTGGATTGTACAACAAATAGTACAAACCAGGACTTACCTGATTGAACTTTAAATCAAATTGTGGATGTAAAAGTATATTATCACCAAATCTAGTTATATTAGTATTTGGATTTAATACTCTATAATTTTTAGATTGGCCATTAATGTCCAAATAATCACCTTGAATTACACTATAAGTAACACTAGGTACCACTCTATTAAAAGTTAAAGGTTCTTGACCTGAATTATACAAACTAAGCTCTATAAGATCATCATCCGAATCTCCAAAGAATATTTCATTCGTGCTATATTGTTGTTCATACAATGATTGTAATTCTACATCAAAATAAGAAGCACTTACCAAACCAGAATTTAGTCCACTTTCATTTATTGTTAGGTAATTATAAGGCATATTAAATTATTGGTAAGAATGGGTAGTCGTCGCTAAAATCCGAAGGTACATTACCCTGACCCAATTCAATTCTAAGTTTGATAATTTCATTCTTCATTGACGCAATTACCTGTTTATCATCATTGGTTTCATACTTCTCAACCAATTGATTGATAGTTTCATTCAGAATACGATTTTCAGCAATAGATTTATTATATTCTTCAAGAACTTGATCAATATTTCTATTGTCAACAGATTCCTCAGTTTGTAGTTCTGTAAAAGAAGTTGGATTGGTATCCACAATTTTAGATTCATTGTACACAAATACTTTAAGTGGTAAATTTACATAATTCAAACTACCACTTACAGATTGTGTAACTGAATAAACTTGACGTAGATTTCCGAAGTCATCGAAATTATTAGAGAATGTACCAAAGTCTCTGAACTTTTGGACATCAACCAAAGATACATTATAAACTAATGGTATATTTGCCATATCATCTTACTATCTTGAATATTTTGCCAGTATCCGCAATATCAACGGTACCATCACTATATTCTACCTTAATAAGTATTTTGAAATATCTTTCTTGTGGTAGTCCTGTTGTATCTATTACAAAGTAATTTCCTTTGGTTGCATCACAACTCAACTTTGTATATCTATCAAAATCTACTAATACTTCTTCAGATTCCGCATCCTTAATCATATAGTAGGATGTTCGTGGTAAGTACTTAGGAGTAACCATGACTGGTTGTTGATAAGCTTTATTAAATGTTTTTAATGGATACTTATCTCTACCAAATACAAATACCTTTGGAATACTACCAGCTTTGTAAGCGTCCTTCAAATACTGAAGATTAATCAAATTATCTGTAGACCCACTGAGAGGAGCTAAACTACCAGTTTTAAAGACTACATCCTCCCAAGCTACATCCAAATATGGAGAGTATATAGTGTTAGATTCTTTACTGAAGAATTGTAATAGACCATCAGTATAATCCAATGGAGGTGTGCTCAATTCAAACGAGGTTAACAATATTAATCCATTATTTGGAACACATCCACACAACCAAGATCTTACCATCGTGGTTATATCCATGTTTATATCACTTTGTGATCCATATGAGAAAGATTGGCTGGCAATCAGTCTTGAATTTCTTAATCCTGGGAAGAAAGATGAACTACAAATCCAATTACGTTTGTTGGTATATGTTGATGGAACGTTATAATACCAAGTTCCACCTTGATTTTTAAAACTTGCAGTGGCATAAGATGAGGTTAGTAAGTAATCAACCTGTTGATAACTGCGGGTTTGCAAATTACGATACCACAATCCGCTACCAGAATAATTTCTATAATCCCAACTAGCTCCCATCTCACTACCACCATTGGCATATCTACCATTACCATTTTCCCAACTTGCACTTAACGGATATGCGTAAATCTTATAGTCTAGTGGAAGATTTCTAGCACCAGCAGCCTTCAAGTTCAATGAAAATTTCATATAAGAACTTGAAATTTGTCCACTTGCAATAGATTGACTTAACTCGGTTAAATCAAACTTAATTATGGTTCTTGAAAATTCTGGATACAATAAATATGTAGCGGTAGATGGTCTTGTAAACGTACCAGTATATTTTCCATCAAAGTATCCTGTAAAATTAGTAACATCGGCTCTATACAAACGTGATGCTGTCACGGTCTGTATATATCCATTGAAATTGGATGATGAAAAACTTCCAGTGAATGATCCACTTAAAAATGCACGTACTGGTCTATAAAATCCAGTACAACATGGTAAACCTGTATTTGATCTACCCACAATTGTGCCAATTAGATTCTTGAAACTTCCTGTTCCAGTAACAGATGCGGTAAGTGGGGATATTGTATAGTTTCTTGGACCAACGTTTAGTCTGGTAAATGTTGCTCCTGTTTTTATTGATCCAGAAAAACTTCCAGTGGTCCAGCGACCATTTGCATAAAAATTATTGTTTACAAAGTTGAAACTTCCACTGAATGAACCAGATGTATATCCTGCTGATCCAGACACAAACAATCTCTTTCTTGTAGAGGCAGTTACGTTACTCAATCTTCCTGAGAAATTTGCAATGAAGCTGGTGCCTGAGATTGTATCGGATGTAAGACTGAACTTTCTCCATGTACTACCAGAGTATATAAAAAGAGAACTTGTGTTATATGCTAACCAACCTTCATTTCCATAAGAAGATGTAGTTTGTGGAGCGGCGTGCCAATTTGGTGTGGTGAAGATCGTCTCAGATCCTTTGTTGGATGCATAAATTTCCAATATCTCATCAATTCCAAAGTTTTTATCTTCAAAGGTTGATGAGTTGTTGATGTATGTATCTTTAGCTGGATATATAAATTTATGCATATTAGACTACCAATCCTTTTATGTCAGAGTTTGGATATTTAACCTCAAATACTGATGGATCTTTTGAAGGATACACAATATTGTTTTGAGTGGCGATACTGATGTTATAAGCAACTGGAGAATAATTGCCATCATCAATGGTTAAATTTTTTACCTTAATATCAGTAACAGATTGGACTCCTTCAACCTTCATAATTTCAAAATTTAATTGACTGAGATTGATTGGTTGATTGAAACTCCACTTATCAATTTCAAAAAATGATTTAACAGATTGAATACAATTATTTAAAACATCACGTTTATTAAATCCTTGGAATACTGATATTTTGAATTCCACACCGATGTTGACTATAAATCCATCAATTATATTGATCTTATCGGTTAATATTCTATAATTTTTTACGTAAGTAATCAAGTTTTGAAGTGTAGCTTGATTGATCGTTGTCAAATTTTTATTTGCATCATAACCCAATAAGTATAAATTGTTTGTAAATGGATTATTTGATTCCAAAAACTTTCTTCTATCCAATGGATTAATTGGATTTAAATCGACATTTAGATTATTATCAATGGTTGTTATACCAGAAACTAATCCATTGTATGTAACTTGTTGTGTTAGGTTACTTTGAACATAAGCTTTGGCTATGTTTCCCAAATCTGGAGGAAGAGCATATACTCTTAACAAAAAGTCATCTTGAGTAACCATTCTGTTTTGAGAAGAAAAGTTCAGAATAGCATTTTGTCTGATTTCTTCATCCGATTCTGCATCATCTCCACCAGTTGAAGCTTCATTGTTATTTACTCTCAAAGAGTTTTTAATGTTGTTCAACAATGATATTTCACTATCAGTCAAACCAGTTGTGTCATTTTGAAAAGATGTTGCTGATATTTTACTTATATCACCTGAATTTACATTTGAATTAACACCACCACCGATTATATATGTGATTGTTAATGTTGTGTTGGAAGGAGACACACCATAAGAATTGCTCTTTAGTACATTTGTACCATCTAAGCTAATATTTAGATTCTTAAGATTAGATAATGCAACGCCAACATTTGTTGGATTTGGAACTACAATCGTGTTTTCAAAATTCTCAGTATTTGCACCAAATTGAATATATGTAAAATTATTCTCGTCGATTGTTGTTACGAATCTTTTTTCAGTTCTTAAGTATTTAAGAATTTTTGGAGTTTCGCCTCTATACTTTGACAATGTTTGATTTGTAAGTGGAACATTATCAACTTTTAGTGGAATTGTATCTTGTGCTAGATAGTCAACTTCGTAATAGTTGTTATTATTGCTATCAACCACACTAACAACTTTCAATACATTTGTTTCATCCAACTTAATCGACAAAAATGGAGTAGCTGCATTAACACTTACTTGTTTAGTTACGATGGTGCCGGAATAAGCTTTGGTTGATTTCTTAAGTAAGAAGAATTGTGGTGCGCCAGTTGCATCTCTATTGAATACACTAATCTCTCTTGGTGAGAATAATGTGTCTTGTGTAAAATCTACACTTTCTTCAACTATAAAATTGACCCCACTTATGCTTGATAGTTGAGTAAATGGTCTTAATATCAACGCATAACGTTCATCTGGTATATATTCGTTATTGGTTGTTTGTATAGAAGGTATTAATTGAAATATATCAACATCGGTTGATGATGCAGATGACACCTTTGGCTTATAACCGAGGAATTTAGCCAAGTTAATAATGTTTCTACGATCAACAGCAAATTGGATAAAACTTTCTAAAAATTGTTGATCTGTATAATATGATAATACATCACCAACATATGCGGCTTGTTCAATAAAAATCTGACCTGGAGAACTTTCACTAAAATCTCTATATGACAACGGATAATACTGCTTGGTGAAGTCAATAAGTTGTTGTTTTAAAGATGTGAAATCCCTATTCACATAGTTAACATCCTTTGTGTTTGTTCTAAACGTTTTGTTAATTATTTCTGACATCAGATTCTAGGGTTTGAAATTGCTACATCCGTCGTTGCGGTCGTATTATTATAAGTAAATACGACGCTTATAAATATCTTATTCTTATCATTATTAATTGTTCCAGTGAAATTTTGTTCATTAGATAATTGAACTTTTACATCATTTACAATCACACCATTAACAAATTTATCAACATCACGTTGAACCGCATCCACAATGATTTCTTTTGATACATCCAAGTCGGTCATTTGAAACAATAATCCATATAAGCTTGAACCAAATGCATTATTGAATCGTCTTTCGCCTGGTTTGGTCAACAATAGGTTTTGAATATTTGAAGACAATTGATCCGCAGTCAAAGAATTGGTCTGAAAGTATCCATCTTGACCCAGAGTAATTGGTAATTTTAAACCTAACGCTTTTTTAGCCATGTATTAAACCTTGTTTCTCTTCTTATCTATAGCTTTCATCAACTTTGAATAGTCTCTGGTCATAGCTTGATAAACTCCCTTTACTTCGGCGGGTGCATTTTCAGGAGCTTTTACAGGAGCAACAGCTTCATTGATTATCGAATTATCCCCACCTATATTTGAAAATCCTTCGGATAAACCAACATATTGACCTTCTCTTGGAACTCCACCCTTTGTTTCGTTCAAGATCTGATTCAACACATCGTTGCTTGTATATCTAACAAACTTCTTTGGAGGTTGTGGAACAACTTCTTCTTCTACAGATTCCTCAAGAATTTCTTCCATTTTGATGGTAGACGTTTCCTTTACCTTACTTTTTCTGGAATCTTCTGATAGAATTATTTCAGCTAAGCAGGATCTCAATTCCTTCTTAAGAATGGATTTTACTTCTTGTTGTACTATTTTCTTGATTACTTCTTTTAAGACATCACTTTTCATATGCTTATATATATAATTATACTAGACCAGACAGATTTTGATTAATATTTGATAATTGTTCAGTGCCTACATTTGGCAACGACATAGCTTCTTTTTGAAAATCGACCGAGGATGGAACATTTATATCCCCAGTATAGTCCTTTGGTTTTTTTATCTTAACCGTTTTAATTCTTGGCTGACTTGGTGGTTTAGGTATTTTTGGTTTTGGAACACCATTTTTAATCGACGATAACTTCGCAGCTGCAGCACCCAAAGCCCCACCAGCAACTCCTCCTATTATTGCACCTTTACCACCACCAGCCAGAGCACCAATACCAGCACCAAGACCAGTTCCTGCTAAAGCCCCTCCAGTTACACCTCCTAGTGACAATCCTGTACCCACGGCAGCTCCTCCTAAACCACCAATCAATGCACCTTTGCCTCCACCAGCCAGAGCACCAATACCAGCACCAACAGCTCCACCCAACAAACCAACTCCTAAAGCCTTTTTAGCAGCATCGGCTTTAGCTATAGCTTGTGTAGATGTTATTTGTCCAGTTTTTGGATCAATAACTTTGTCGTTTCCAGCAATCGATGTTGGATTGAATTTGTCTGGATTCCAGTCTTTACCCAATCCATCGGTTTTAGACTTTAGACTGCCAACCACACCACCTAATGCTGCGCCTGACAATCCGCCGATCAATGCACCTTTACCACCGCCGGCCAAAGCTCCTATACCAGCACCAGCAGCTCCACCCAATAAACCACCGGTTAATCCATTTAAAGCTGTAGATGCGGATTCAACTTGAGATGTTGCATTAGATATAGATCCTTGTGCTTGATTTACAGCTCCCCCCGCAGTACTTTGAACTTGACTGGTTGCATTACTAGCTGCACTTTGAACTTGACCAATTGTTCCAGACGCTGTACTTTGAACTTGACTTGTAACATTTCCAACTGATGTTTGTGCTTTGGATACAGATGACTGAACTGTTGTTTGAGCTGCAGCTGCGTCCAATTGTTTAACTTCTTGTGTTGGCAGTTTTATGTTTGGATTATCAACGACCGGAGCTTTATTAGTTACTCCAGATATTGCCTGCGTTGGTGGGCCTGGTAATGCTGGTTCAGGATCAGTAAATGGATCTTGACGTTCCACTTTAATTCCCTGACCGGAACCACCAACTTGATCGGCTAAAGTTTGTAACAAAGATTCTCTTAGTTGTTTAAAAGCATTATTGAAAGCTTCACCGGGAGTCTTTCCAACAGCAGTCGTAGTTTTAAAATCGGATGCTATTATAGCTTTCAGTATTTTTCCACTAGATGATTGTCTTGGAATCTTAACGTCTCCACTTAAAGTAACATTTGCTAAATAATTTCCGGTTAATTGATCACGTTTTGATGTTGAAAATTTTCCACTTAAACTAAAATTCAATTCATTAGGAAAATTTGCGTCTGGAGACAAATTTTTTACAGAAATATTTGGCGTTGGAGCACCATCCTCTACTATCGCATTTGGTTGTACAAGATCAACTTTTGAATAGAATGAGTTTATAGCTCTTCTATAATCGTTAGCATTAAAAACGGTACCATTCCATGGCACACTTTCTTCATAGGCTATATAATACTCGCTCATAATTAATCTTGAAATTCAAATTCAATTTGTACCGGACCTTCTCGACGATTTCTACCTTTGAAATCACCCACAACACCTTCACCAGTTACGGTATTAATCTTAACTGGATCACGACATTCAGCACCACTGCCTGGTGGCTTTACACCATTACTTCCCGGAGCATAACCTCCGCCTGTCAAAAATACTCTTCTACTCAAAGTTTTGTGTAAGTTATCTCTCAACAATTTTAAGGTTATTTGTTGTACTGGAATTTGAGTTTGATTTGGTTGTGCATCCATTGTATTTTGTTGATTTATAGCACCGGCATCTTGATGTCCATGTGGATGTGGATGTACGTGATGATACCAGTGAACGTGATCTAATAACCAATTGCATAAATCATATAACCAATCAACCGTAGTCTGACCTAACATCGCTGGTTCGTTGGTTTCTCCATATTGTCCGAGAAATATTTGTGGTGAGTTTAAACATGTCAATCGATTTGTTGTTATTACGACCTGATCGTTGGCATCGACTGAATATTCATTATCAGTAACAACCGCATAACGTTGTTTACTAAAATGTAGAGTTTCTGCAAATCTACTACTCAACACCAATCGATCTGTGTTTATAACAATTTGGTCACCAGTCAGAACAGGCATTACAAATTTTGTAGAATTATCGGGATTGAATTTGGTTTGTTCCTCGGTTGGTTCGTTATCTGCAGATACACCAAATATACTTTTATATATTGTAGTTTTCCATTTGGATTGCGTTGCACCACTAGATATTTCAATAGTGCTACCATCGTGATTTATATCTTCATCAATTTGTCCACCATAATTTTTTTCTTGACCATTGATTTTTGATATCTTTGGTAACTTTGGATGTACAAATTGATCTACATCTCTAGAAATATTTCTCTGTCTATTTCTAATAGTAATTTTTGGGTTACCATATCCACCCGCAGATGATTTTTTAAATAAATTTTTATCTAGAATGTAAGACGAATCTGTAATATTCTTATCAATTAATCTATTGTCGTCGTAAGCACTAAATCGAATTGATTGCCCAAATCTACTTTCTATTGCTGTATCACCCTCATATTTTTTAACGGATCTAATATAAGGATTGACAATAAAATAGTTTCCAAAAAATCCAGTTTGATTCACACTAGTAAACGCCGGGTGTGAAATATAACTTTCTTTGTTTGTAGGTTTTAAATATGGAATTGCACTATTTGATGTATCACTTGCAGACTTTTCAGTTACAAAATCTCCATTCGTTCCAACGAAATTAAACTTACTTAGTGGTTTGGTATAAAAATAACTATCACCGATCTTTAATACCATTACTTGTTCATTTATCAGAGGATATTGTGTTATTGTGGTATCCAATGGAATGGCCCATGGTAATTTTTCAACAGCGGTTTGTTTTTCTAAACTTAGTATTCTTATTTTTGCTCTACCAATATAGCTATAATCAACATCTGATGGAGTTGGAACGTTTGTGTTGTAATTTACTGGTATTTGTTGATATTTTATTGTTGGTGCTGGATATGCGTTAGGATCGTTTTGATTCTTACCCATATATGGATGATTTTCATCCAGTATAATATCAACTACAACGGCTAATTGAAAGTTTGGATTTGCTGAAAGAATATTTGCTGGATCTGTGGATTTAGCCGGTTGGCTAAGGTTCCTAACAATATTCATTACATTGGTAGAGCTACTCATTTTATTCGGTGGTTTTACTTATCTTTACTACTTCATCCATCAATTGTTTACGTTCTTCTTCAGAGATCAATGTTTGTAATCCATCGGGTGTATTTTCGGTCTTTGCAACCATTCTTTGTACAACCGCCGCTATTTTGATAAGTTGTTCATCATTCTTAACACCCACATCAAAGTAGTCTTTAATAAGAGGTACAATAATAACAGCGTCGTTAACAGTCTTTATCAACCCTCTGAGTTCAGAAACCACTATATCAATTTGATCCTTCTTATTTTCAGAATTCTTTACAATATCCTTGCAAAGGCCTGAGAAGGATTTTCCCTTGTATATCTCAAAATTTAGATCCATATCATATAAATAGAAAAAACCACCTAATTTCTTAGGTGGTTAGTTAATTTAATTGTTTTTAAATAACTCCTCGGTTTAGATAGTTCTGCATTATGAAGTTTTGATAGTTTTTCATCTTATTAATAACCTTAGTGACTTGTTGTGTTTTACATCCACTAATTTCTCTAATATAAAGATATAATGTTTTTTTGTTAAATGTTTCCAATCTATCACATCCTCTAAATAACTCTATAACGGCATATGCGATATTCAAATCTTTTTCTTTATTGAAAATCTTACGAATATTCTTTTCCCAATAATCCACGAGCAATTTCATCAATTCTTGTGTTTGAACATTCTTATGATGGGCATCTTCAGTTTGCAAACATACAGATGATTCACCAGGAGTTTCGGAAATATCTACGTGTTGATTGAATCGTTTATAATTTGTATTGTTGTGGAATATCAAGTAATTCTTAGCAACAATACTGAAATAGCTAAATGCTTTACCTTTACCTGATTGGAATTTATGAATATTTGAAACTAAATGTGATACTGTTTCTTTTTGAATTTCCAATGGACTATTATCAAAATAAGTGAATTTAAACGTGTTAAAAATATTCTCAACTAACTTTTCAAAACTATACTTGATTTTTGTTTCATAAATATTGTTTCGTATATGAATATCTTCCTCTTCATTATATTTAACAATAGCTTCTTCAGTAGCCTTACTGAAATAAATCTTTTCTTTTTTGTTTCTACCGCGTCTTCTTTTCTTTGGTTCATTTTCATCAACCAATGTGATTTCATCCGATTCATTGGGATCAATTTCAGCTTTTGGAACAACATTAGATCTAGGAACAACTATCTCTGATGTTTTTTTAAACTTTGGTGTTTTTTCTTTTTTACTATTAAGTACTTTCTTTTTCTTGATATCTTTCTTCAGTACAACTGAAATAGAAATTTCTGGCTTCTTAGAAGCCTTAGTGACTTTAGATTTACTTGTTGTTTTAACAAGCTTCTTCTTAATTTTCGTTGGTTTTTTCATCAATGTTGGCTGGATTACTGGACTCATCATTTATCCTTTCGTTGGTTATCTTTATAATATTAACGATGTCAGAAAACATAAATCCAACATCGTCATCTTTTTCAAAGATACCACGATTATCAACATCCTTCAACTTTTTGTATACATTATTTACTAATCCTTTAAAGTCAACCAACCATGCTTCAAGTATGTCTATCGTAAAAAATGCACGGCGCAACGAGATGAACAAAAAAATGTTGGTCACTAACGAAATTAGTAAAACAAATATTAAAAAGTATATCATTCGGTTATTCCACTATATCATCAGACACATCAATAAATTCTGCTATGTAATCTAACGATTCTTTAACGGAGTTCCAATCAGTATTTTCGTAGCTATACTTGATTAGTCTGTATAGCTCTTGCAATTCTTCTTCGTTCATATATATTGAATTCTATCCTCAAGTATAAAATATATATTACGATTTGAGAAAATTAATTTTTTTATTTAAAAACTACTAAACATTCCTCTAACACCTGGTACTTTTTGTTTTATAACTTTTTCAACAGGCTTTTCTACCTCAACAATTTTTTCAACTATTTTTTCTACAGGCTTTTCAACTTCTACTATTTTCTCAACAATCTTTTCCACAGGCTTTTCTACCTCAACAATCTTTTCTATAATCTGTGGTTCTGATTTTTCGGATGGAACAGGTGATTCTACAGGTTTTTCTTCAGCCTTTTTATCATTCTTATAGATTTCATAATCAGTTTTATCTTCTTCATATGTTCTATTAGAAGAAATGTTATATGCCAACAACAATATAATTGCTAGTGGATCAAAGACTACAATCAATACAATTATGAACCATTTAGCAACTTTTTGAATAGTTGTGTTGAATTCGTCAGCAACAAATTTAAATGTAGTTAAATCTTTTTTCTGACTATTCTCAATTTTCAATTTAAATATACTATCATCCAACTTGGAAATCTTATCACCGGAGACTTTTAACTTTTCGTTTTCAGCCTCCATTTGTTTATTTATATCTCCAATCTGATCGTTGATTTGATTTTGTATATTTTGAAACTGAATTGGGTTTCTGGCAATAACTACATTAGTTAAAGTTTCTGATAATCTGGACTCTTGCGAACTTCTTAACTTAAATAGATTACTTATAGATGTCTTTGTAGATTCTATCTTCTTACTTTCCTCGACTTTTTGTATTTCAAATGCAGAAATCTTAGATATAGACACTTCGTTTTCTAATGATGATTTTTGAAACGCAGATGTCAAAAATCCAAAAATACCCAATGATGTTATACCCATCAATGCAAACACAGCAAAAATCATGTATACACGCATTAATATGTTGGCTTTATTCCAATATCTAAATAACCAAGATGTTGTCACCAATTTGCCTAGTTCCAAAGAAGATGCCATTATCATAGCAGCAATAGTTGCGCCTGAAAACAACATACCAATTCCGTATACACTAAAATACGCAGCACATCCGGCAATCAATAAAGAGCTAAGTATCACCAAGTGTTTAAATTTTATCATATATATAAATATTTGAATATTAAAAAACCCCGCTATTTTTAATCTAGCGGGGTTTAACATAACCATGATTGACTATTAATCAATCTTTATTTTCTTAGTTTCTGGAATTGTAGGTTTAATCTTTAATAAAGTAACCTTTAACAACCCATTCTCAAATTTTGCCGATGGACTTCTTCTATCAATCTGATCACCAAGTGTAAAACTACGTTTGAAACTACTATGCTTTAACTCACGACGAATGTACTTTCCTAATGATTCTTTATCATCAACCTTTTTAATCTTCTGACCACTTATAGTAAGTACATTTTCTTGTACATCGACAGAAACCTCTTCTTTTGATAGACCAGGAATTTCAGCCAGAATTTCTACACGATCATTATAATCAATAACATCCACACGGGGATAACTTTGTTTTTCAAAAAAACCAACACCTAACTCTTTATTTAGTTCTGGGAAATGTGCCGCAAATACTTCATCAAATACGCGGTCAAATGGTGTTAAAAACTCATCACGATCAACATGACGTAATGCAAACGGACTATATTTTACTACTGACATATATTTACCTTTCTTTTAATAATTCTGTTGAACTTATTAACCTAATAGCCTCACTCGAGCACTATAGTAGATAGTGTCCATAAGATCACCATCTAAGAATATATATAATCAAAAATAGTAAGATGTCAATATTTTATTTCCAAACTCTCAACTTTACATTCCATTTGCTAGTATCTAAAGTAGTTCTACCACCAGTTTTTGCGCTTAGATATATTCCACTCGACCAAGCTGCAAATGCTACTCCTGCCTGTGTACTATCAGTCCAAACCGTTGTAATCGGTCTTTCGTCGTCAGCACCACCAGTATCGTCATGCAATTGTTCTACGCTTATTTCATCGTTTACTGAATACCCCACATCACTACTATTACAGATCAATGTAGCTCTAACTAAAGCAGGTGTACCAAGACCATGGGTTACTGTATATGCACTATTGTAATATGTTGATACCGCAGGAACACTAGTTGCTGTATAATATAAACTAGCTCCTAATCCACCAAGACCATTATTTAATCCTCCTGTTAAAACACATGATGCAGTTACAGCATGACTGCCTGTACCCCAAAAACTCACTGATTTACCATTTAAAGTTTTAAATCCAGTGCCATAGAATGATCCTGTCACTCCTCTATTAACGTTTAATTTACCATGTATATAGGTATTACCACTTCCAGATACAAAGAATGTTTTTGTAAGGCCTGTAACCGCACTTGAAGATCCATAGTTAACCAATATAGCTGTAGCTCTATTTTCTACAGTTGCAGGCACACTCCATGGTCCTTCACCACTACCACTAAACATATTTATTTGTAGTTTGGCTCTTAAATATTTATCAAATGATCCTGTGGCTTCTTCAGGTGGTTGAACGCCTATACCGATAGCACCATCTCTAGCTGGTGTATTGCTAACCATATATGGCCAAAAATAAAAACCATTTCTTCTTTGTACCATACCATAACATTCACCGGTAGTACTTTGTGCCTTTATAGTGGATGAAGAAAATGCATTAGAACCAATTGGTGCGATAAAAGTTAAACTTCCACTCGTAGCACTGAGAAGTGTCCATGAGTCATAAGTTGGATATGGTTCACTACTATTATAATTAGCTAGACTAATTCCAGCCTGATTATATTTAGTACCACCACTAGTTAATCCACGACTTGCAATTTTTAAAAAGTTAAATGGTAAAGATGATGAAATACTTAGTGATTTAGCTCCGCCTATGTTATTATCAAATACTAAACCAGGAGCACTTGTTAATCTGGTGCCATCATAATATCCAACACCATTTGTAGTATTTTGATTGGTTTGACGTAGATATGAAGAAGTCAATGAACGTGTTGCGGTGCCATAAAAACTACCACTAAAACTACCACTGGCTTTACCTTTAAAACTACCACTGAACGATCCACTATAAGATCCACTTGGATGATTAAATACAAATGATGCGATGTTATTTATAGTAGATTTACGAGAATATAAAGATGATCCGGATTGAATCGTTAAAATAATATCACGACCTTTTAAAGCGCTATAGCTAGCTAACTTACTTACTTTAATCAGTTGGACATTTAAACTATTACAAGGTGTTGACATATGTTATAAGTATATAATAGTATTTTATTTCAAAACTCTAATTTTATATTTCCAATTAGCCGGGACGATCAATGTCCATGTGCCACCTATTTTATTTGGAATGTATAAATTATTTGCAAAACCAGTGTTTCCAGCGACAGATATAGCCGCATAAGTCGAATTGGTCCATGTTGAAAACACATTGGCATCTAGTTCATCTTGTTCTATAGCATTCAAATCAACTTCATCTCCAGTCACATATCCCGCATCACCAGTGACACAATACAAAGTAGATCTTATCCACGATGGAGTTACACCAAATCCATGTGTGATAGCATAACAATAAGCACCAACACCACCTTCGTTTGTTCCACCTAAAAAGCCGGATAATGTAGCGGTACTTGTATTTTCCAATGGTATCGTTGAAATCACATAACTAGCAGTTACAGCATGACTGCCTGTACCCCAGAAACTTACTGATTTAGTACCTTGTGTTTTATACCCACCAGAACCACCATAAAAACTACCACTAATACCTCCAGCAGATATTTTGGTTGCAACAGTCAACGCTGTAGAAATACTTACTGATGTACCATTATCATTTATAGATGATAAACCCAACTTACTAGTACCACTAAACTTTGGAAGTGTATTCGCAACACCTCCACCTGAATTCATGGATGTAGTAACATATGATCTTGCCTGTGTTGCACTAATACCAGTATTACCGCCAACAACATTTTCGGCCCAAGTAGCAAATGATGAAGTTCCATAAAATCTTGCACTCTTTGGAACACCCGTACCATTGTCTAGTACCAACATGGATGTTGGTGAATAAATATCACCAGTAACATTGCCAGTAATATTGCCAGTAACATTACCAGCAACGTTTCCAGTAACATTACCTGCAACATTACCTGTTAAATTACCAACAACATTTCCAGTAACATTACCTGTTACTGGACCAGTCAATTTACCTTTCAAACTGCCTGTAAATCCAGTAGATGCACTTCCTGTAATACCACCAATTGTATTTGTAATCTTTTTTGTAAACAACGCACCATTAATAGGAGCGAATGTAAGATTTGTAGGACTTATAGTAGCAGTAACACCTGTACCAATAGATAAACTATTACGTATTGTTACATCATACAAATTTGATGTATTACCATTTGCATTATAAAATGCACCGGTAAATTCGTTACCGGTGCTACTAAACTTCACGGTGGTAGAATAAGAACTTAAACTACCCAATACCTTTTGTGATAATTGTGAGATAGTAGCTTTTCTTGTGGAATTGGTACTTGCATTTACAGATTGAATGATAAATAAATCATCATTGTTCAGATTAGCTACTGATGTTAAATCTGATATTAATCTACCTCTATTGGATATTACTACTGCCATAATATATAATTATCAATCAAGTTAGCTTTTTTAACTTTTTTAATATATATTTGACTAATCCACTTCTAACAATATCTTCTTCGTCAAATTTAAAAATATGAATACCATTATCTCTGCTTTCTTGATCGTCAAATATATTCATAACCGCAGAAAATCCGCTCTTTCCATTAATATCGCTTTGATCTGGATCTCCACACACATATAACTTACTAAACTCTCCAACACGGGTTATAAGTGTTATTAATTCTTTTTTGGTCATGTTTTGAGCTTCGTCCGCAACAATTACGGTAGCATTCCAACTCAACCCACGTAAGAAGTTTACTGGAAAACCATGAATTCGTTCTTCCTTTTGTAATTTTTCAACATCACCTCTATGAAGCATCTCTTCAAGCTTATCGACTAGTGGTTGAATATATGGACTCATCTTTTCATCCATTTCGCCTGGTAAAAATCCTAATTTACTATCACTACTTTCAACTATACTTCTAACATATACAATCTCACTCACACGTTTGTCATTAACTAAACTAAGACCTGCCATGACCGATGTATATGTTTTGCTAGTACCAGCCGGACCTGATATGAAAACCAACTTTGTATTTTTATTTGTTAGTACATCTATGAGCTGTTTTTGTTTTTCGGTTAAGTTTACACTTTTGATTTGAATTGAATCTTTAATCTTTGTGTTTTGATGAACCTTTGGGCTTGTGTCTTTTTTCTTGCTCATTGTGTTTCTTATCTAGTAGTTTTTGTATTTTCTTTACATTCTCGCAGTACTCATATTGTTCTGTTTGAATGTAATAGTTAAAGATAAAATCTAAGTTTTCCTTGAATGATGATTCATTAAGTAAAACGATATATTCGCTATTCTTGAATTTAAAGACTTCAACATTAACAAGTTTGTTTTTCAAAGCATACTCAATTGAATCAACAACTTTTAATGTTAACGATGTCTTATTTTTCAAGATGTACTTCTCCATCTCATTGTACTCACATGGTAGAGTCGTTGAACAATATTTTTTAGACATAATAACTGAGTATATATATCAATTCAAATACTCAACCAGACAAAAAATAAAGGCACCATTTTATTGGTGCCTTTTGACATTTTACAAATATTTAACTCATTTAGTTTTCTTAACTGACTTCTTTGACTGAACCGGCTTCTCTGGACTTTGTACCACTTCTTTAGAGGACAACTCCGCTAGTCTGAATTTAGCAGTTGATTTCCAAGCATGTTTAGTGTTTTCACTTGCAAATTCAAATCCTTTACCCTTATTTAAAAGAGCTGTGATTTCTGATTCGGAGTTTGCAGATTTAATTTCTTGTCTTAATCCCATATTACTTGTTCCTTCTTGTTAGATTTACAATTTCCAACTTACTACCATCAGGCCATCGTGAAATAACACGATTCCAATGTTCATATTCTGGCGTTGCCTCATCCTTACTTGAGTACTCTTCATCAGAGACTCTAGCACCATTCCTCATAACAACATAACGTTCATTTGAGGTTTCAACATTACTCTTCTTGTCTTTAGTTTGCATTATACTAGCTAGTTTTTGATTTTTAATGTTTGATATTACTGATATAGTCTCAGATTATCAGCCTGAGAAAGTATTTCGTGATATTACAAAAATTTTTAGTATTTGTCAATATCAATCTTCATAATTAATTATATGACAAAAAAATTTAAAGAAAAGGTCAAATTATTTTTGGAAAGTATTAAACTACAAAAGAAAAAGACTCTTCCTAAGAAACAAAAAAAGAAATATTAAGAATTACCAGCAGAAGCTTCTTCTACAATAGCCTTAATCTCGTTTTCAATTTCTTTCATCTTTTCCTTGTAGCCTGCAGCTACATCCTTAAAATCCTTCTTTACGAAAAGAAGTTTTTCGGTTAAATCGTATACCTTTTGTTCTGCCTGTTGTTTTGTTAATTTAATATTACTCATAACTTTTTTAGATCTATAGTTTGGTTTACTGCTTCTATCGGTATATAACTAGTGACGTAATTGCCTGGATCTACATTTTTTAAATCCGGCAATTTATTTTTATCCACCACTACTATAATACCTTCACCTTTGTCTCTATAATTGACTAAGGCAAATCTTGCTGCCAATTTAAAATCACTGGCTAAATAACTTCCTACAATATTTCTGGTGTTACCCTTTCCTTTGGATGTAACCTTACCATACTTCTTAAGAACATTATACTCTTTTTCTGACATTCCTCTATACAAAACATTATTATCATTTGGAATTTTATCTAATTCATCGGCTATATACTTTAACTTTCCAGTTGGTTCCCACACTAGATAATCATATATGCTGGATTCGTATAATAAACTATATCGTTTCATCATTCTATAAATATACTTATACTTAATGGAAGACGTTAATTTTCACCAAGTTAGTATTAACAACCACGATATAACAATTTGGGCCAATAGATTTGTTGTATTACGACATCCAGAAATATGTGATGTACATGAAGACGATTGTTGTAGAGAAAGAATCACAAAGTATTTAATTGAAGAAGGTTATATCAACGATAGTGGGGTGTTGATTATTGATAGCTACATTGATATTGAACCTGAATAAAATGGTGGACGCGGGCGGAGTTGAACCGCCGTCTTTAACAGATAACTTACATCAGACTACACGCTTATATATTTTGAATTGTTAGGAAGTAATAATGAAAAATATCTAAAAATATTACCCTTAAGATTTACTAATATCTCGACCATTTACGTAAATCAAATATTTGGTCCAGTCCAATAATTTTCACCCAACACAAATATCAGACTTCATTGTATTGAATGTGCAACAACTTAGGCTGCAAGGGCTACAACGTCATCGTAAGAGAAGTCATAGCTAACTACGTTATCTTCAGCAGTTAATGTTTCGATAGGTGTATTAAAGAGGCCAACTATCATCCTCTACGTGCCTAACATACGTGTACTATTAAATCGATACCAGTACGCGCCCATAAATTTTAAAGAACTGAAATTGGAGCGGGTAGCCGGAATCGAACCGGCACATCGACCTTGGCAAGGTTGCAGGCTACCACTACATCATACCCGCGCTCTCAACATTAATATATAGTTGAAACTATCCAACATACATTAATTTAAAATGGTGGACCGTAAGAGAATCGAACTCTTCCCTAAAGCTTGCAAAGCTCCCGTGCTACCACTATCACTAACAGCCCATTTAAAAATCTTACACCAATACATAGTATAAGTCAAATCAAAAAACAAAAATCGGATGATCGTGACTTGCGAATATACGAGGATTTCACTGGGGTTCCAAATGTCTCTCTCGTCAACGTCAGTCTCCTATACCCTCCCACGGGTATCGTGCTATAATTCTATACACCAACAATCAAATCTAAAAATTCAACCCTATCCTATCTGGATCAGATTCGTCCGGGTCAGACATACAGGGGTGTATCGTGTCCCTCACGCTGTTGGACGTTTCCACCCAACACGCACATTGTTCTATCCCAGACACCTTGGCGGTTTTATGGGCATATTTAACCCACAGATTATTAGCCGAACACAGCCGTTGGTTATTGTTTCGGACCTAGCCAAGTTCAAACCTCTACCAATGTCTGATATAAAAAATGGTCGGAATGACAGGACTCGCACCTGCAACCTCCTAGCTCCAAACCAGGCCGTCTACTATTGACATTACATTCCGATTAAATTGGCAGGGGATAAGGGAATCGAACCCCTACAAGAAGATTCAAAGTCTTCCGCACTACCATTATGCAAATCCCCAGTTCTGAAAGTGGAGCGGGTAGAGGGAATCGAACCCTCTCATGGGCTTTGGAAGAGCCCCAGGCTACCGTTACATCACACCCGCTTTAAATGGCGGAAGGGGAGGGATTCGAACCCTCGGTGGCTTTTAAGGACCACAACAGTTTAGCAAACTGTCTCTTTAGACCACTCAGACACCCTTCCGTAAAATTTTGACAATCTCTGATTTCTTCATGGGACGATATTATCAGTCCTCAGTTCCAATGTCAAGTGGAGTTGTATTAAAATGGCGGTTGATGTCCGTACTGCCCGGACCTTCGTCTTTCAACGAACCTAGTTTTCAAGACTAGTGCAGCCAGCTTATATCTGCCTATCAACCATATAAATTAAAGTCTGGGTATGTGTGACTACACCCGAAAGGTCAATTACACTCAATGATCATACGACCAAATATGATTTTAAAGTCACTTTTGAAAATGGTGGACCAGGTGAGAATCGAACTCACATCAGATTGATTGCAAATCAGTCTCGCTTAGCCTTAGAACATGCTAGCCCATAAAATAAATTGGTGGGCATAGAGGGACTTGAACCCCCACGGATCGCTCCGCGAGCTTCTAAGACTCGTGCGGCTGCCAATTACGCCATATGCCCAATAAAATGGTCGGAATGATAGGATTTGAACCTACGACATCTTGCTCCCAAAGCAAGCGCTCTAGCCAAACTGAGCTACATTCCGATTAAAATGGTAGGTGGT